TTTTTGGTGCTGTGCAGGGCTTTTGCTTTCATATGCCTGTGTTCCGAAAGGGAGCTGTAGTTCTTTCAGTGATCCTTGTTTTCAGAGCATTGTTGAGGCGGCGTCGCAATCGAGCCATTTTGAACCCGGCTTTGGCTGGGTTCTCGCAGGGAGAAGTTGACTGCAGCAGTTGGCGCGTCAAGGATTTTTTGAAAGAAGTGCGTGCGCGAGTGGGACGCATTGGGAAGTTTTGTTTGCATGGACGAGACAAGAAACATTGTGTTTTGTGTGAGCGACATGTGTGTGGTGAATTATACCCGCACCTCAGCGTGGACGGTTCCGATTGGGCATCGTTGCCATGCATTGTCTTGTCCTCTTTATCCATTGGGTTGAATAGCACGGCGGCGTGTTTCCGGCGGCAGTGCGAGAACGTTCGTATGTATTGCTATGGGGTGAGCATTAAGGACGCTTTGTATTGTCATCGAAATACGCCACACCAGGTCGAAATGGCATTCATGGCTCGCCAGGCAGGACATCTCGGGGTTTCCGACTCGAGCTGCCTTCGCTGGTTCAATGAATTTTGTCGCAATTGTCTTCCTCGGCAGGTGGAAACCATGAAAATGGATACTTACCTGACGAGTTTGGGGTCGCGGACGCGCGCGAAGATGGTTGCCATTTTGGATTTGTTTCCGCAGTGGTTGGAGCTGCCTTTCGATCAAGTGTTGCGTGCTGTGCGTTTCACAGTGTTTGGGAAGCATGAGAAGTTGCTGAGAACTGGACCACAATTGAAAGATACGCGCATCATATCGTATCTACCGGCTATTTTCACGTTGGAAACTGGGCCAACAATCCAAGCGTTGTACAAGGCTTTATGCCATTTGTGGTCGCCGGAGAGTGCGATCAGCATCGGGAGTGGCATGACTCCCGATGCTCTTGGGTTTTGGTTTACGAAGACAGCAGAACTGATGTCTACTGGTGAGTATGTAATTGTTGCGACGGATGTTAAGAAGTGTGATGCCCATCAGAATGTGGGGTGCTATGATCTGTTTTTTCGGTGTATACGTTGGATGTGGCGAACTGGTCCTGGTGCGCGGCGGGTGATGAAGATCATCGAAGCACACCGGGACGCTGTTTTTTCCTTGCCCAACGGTAAAACTGTGAAACTCAAAGGTACTCTGAAATCGGGTTCTACGTTCACAACCCTGATGAACAGTCTCATCAATGCGGTGATATTGTACTCGGCGGCGAGGGATTCTGGAGCACCTTGGGGTAGTTTCAGGATCATCGTCGCTGGGGACGATGGATTGTTGGTGATACCTCGGCGGTATGTTCAGTCGTTGGCGTTGACGGAGGTTTCGCGACGATTTGGGCATGAGTTCAAGCAGGAGGTTGTTGATTCGTTGGGCGCCACATTTCTGTCTTGTCATTTTTGGCCCGTAGAGCCGTATGAAACCTTGTGGGGAGTAGCAAGTTGGAAGGCTGCGCCGATCTTCACGAGGGTTCTGGCAAAATGTGCTTGGAGTGATGAGCCATCTGTTTCTCTTACCTGGTTGCGTGAAATTGGGCAGGCGTACGCGGCGGTGTTCTCAGGCG